ATTCCTCAATCACGCATTAATTTTATTGAACAAGACATAAAAGAGCAGTTGGAAGAAGCATCAAGAATTCCAACCAAAACTGGAAATATTATCGTTGTTAATTTAGGTTGGCGCGGAAAAAACTATTGCATAAGAATCTTTTTCCCCAACCTTAAAAAACCATCACGCAGAGAAGTTCAGGATCAGTTGCAGAAAATCTATCCTGGCGCTAAACTCTGGAACTACCAAGTATCGGACTATGAACCCGGAGAACCACTCCTCCAAGTGGGAGGAAGAAGTTAAGAAGGAAACGGAAGAATTAAAAAAAAGAGTTGACAATTTACAGAGAATGCTAGATATGACTTTAGAACATCAAAAGAGAAATTTACTACAACCCAAAGGACACCCACAAACATTCGGAAAATATACAATGATGTAAGGAGATTTTATTATGTCAGTTGAAGAACATTATCTAGGTAATCCATTACTAAAAAAAGCGAATACTGCTATTAACTTTACTCAAGACCAAGTTCTTGAGTTTCTGAGATGTAAAGATGATCCAGTATATTTTGCAAAGAAACATGTTAAGATTGTTTCTCTTGATGAAGGATTAACTCCATTTAGACCTTATGATTTCCAAGAATCATTAATTAGAAATTTCCACGAGAATCGATTTAACATTTGTAAGATGCCCAGACAGACGGGCAAATCTACAACTGTTGTGGCGTACCTTCTTCATTATGCTGTTTTTAATGATAGTACAAATATTGGTATTCTAGCAAACAAGGCAGCAACCGCAAGAGAACTCTTAGGCAGATTACAAACTGCATATGAGAACTTACCTAAATGGATGCAACAGGGTATAATATCCTGGAATAAAGGTAGTTTGGAGTTGGAGAATGGCAGTAAGATATTGGCAGCTTCTACATCTGCGTCTGCTGTCAGAGGCATGTCCTTTAATATCCTCTTTCTTGACGAGTTCGCGTTCGTCCCAAATCACATTGCTGAGTCGTTCTTTGCCTCTGTTTATCCTACTATTACTTCTGGCAAATCAACGAAAGTCATAATGGTTTCTACCCCTCACGGGATGAACCATTTTTATAGGTATTGGCATGATGCTGAAAGAGGAAAGAATGAATATATTCCGACAGAAGTTCACTGGTCTGAAGTACCAGGTAGAGATTCTGTATGGAAAGAGCAAACCATTGCCAATACTTCAGAACAACAGTTTAAAGTTGAATTTGAATGCGAATTTCTAGGGTCTGTAGATACTCTGATTGCTCCTAGTAAGTTAAGGACATTAGTATATGATAGTCCAATTCAAAGAAGTGCTGGACTAGATGTACATGAAGCAGTAAAGGAAAACCACGATTATATAATTACGGTTGATGTAGCAAGAGGAGTTAGTGAAGATTATTCTGCTTTTGTTGTTGTTGATATAACAGAGTTTCCACATAAAGTTGTTGCAAAGTATCGCAATAATGAAATCAAACCAATGCTATTTCCCAACATCATATATGAGGTAGCAAGGAATTATAATATGTCTTATATACTCTGTGAGGTTAACGATATAGGCGACCAGGTGGCGTCTTTGCTTCATTATGACCTAGAGTATCAAAATGTGCTTATGTGCTCCATGAGAGGCAGGGCCGGGCAGGTTGTAGGTCAAGGGTTCTCTGGTAAGAAAACTCAACTTGGAGTTAAAATGTCCAAGACGGTTAAGAAGGTAGGGTCTCTTAATCTTAAAACTTTAATCGAAGAAAATAAGGTAATATTCAGTGATTATGAGATTATTTCTGAACTTACTACCTTTATTCAAAAGAATAATTCATTTGAAGCAGAAGAAGGTTGTAATGATGACCTTGCTATGTGTCTTGTCATATATGCCTGGTTAGTAGCACAAGATTATTTTAAAGAACTTACTGATCAAGATATTAGAAAAAGATTGTATGAGGAGCAAAAAAATCAAATAGAACAGGATATGGCTCCTTTTGGTTTTATTGAAGATGGGTTGGGTGAAGAAAGTTTTGTTGATGATAAGGGTGATAGATGGTTTACCGATGAGTATGGAGATAAAGGTGGCGGAATGGACTATATGTGGAACTACTTGTAAATGTCAATTTTAATAAATATTTTTTAGATAAACTGAGATTTCGGAGAAAAAAGAATGGCGACTCCTCAATTATCTCCCGGTGTACTAACTAGGGAGGTTGATTTAACTGTAGGAAGAGCTGATAATGTACTTGATAATATTGGAGGCATCGCAGGTCCATTCCCAATTGGACCTGTTGATTTTCCTATCAATATTTCATCAGAGCAGGATTTAATTTCTGCATTTGGAAAACCTCTTTCAACTGACGCACAATATGAGTATTGGATGGCTGCCTCATCCTTTCTCCAATATGGTGGAGTCTTAAAAGTAGTTAGAACTGCTGGCAGTACTCTACAAAATGCTAATGCTGGCGTTGGGGTTGCTTATACAACAATGACTGGTGTAACCAGAATTGATAATTATGACGATTACATGGAGAACCATGCTGATGGCGAAGACACCAATTATACCTGGGCGGCAAAGAATTCAGGTACTTGGGCAAATAATTTAAAGATTTGTACTATTGACGATTTTGCTGATCAAACGATTGGTATTACGACAAGTAGTTTAACACTAGCTGGCGCTCAAGTCGGTTATGGTATTACCGCTGGATTGAGTGGAGTTGTTATTCCTGGAGCAGGAACAACCAGTTCCTTTACTGGATATTTGAAAGGAATTATCACTGGCGTTACAACTGACGCAACTAATGAAGCGTCTACAATTGATATTAAGGTTGTATCAAGAGTTTCTGCAGCAAATACAGAAACTAAGATTAGTTATGCAGAGAGCACTCAATGGGCATCTTTCGATACCTCAGATAGTTGCTATTTTGTAAATAACTCTGGTATTAATACTGGACTTTCCGCTACTCTTGCGGCATATACACCTGCAACTGCAGTTGACTGGTATGACCAACAGAAACTTGGAATTACCAATGGAGTAATGTATTGGAAGTCTATTGCTCCAAGACCTATTTCTAACAAGTACGTTCTTGATAGAAATGGTAAGAATGACGGATTCCACGTATGTGTTATTGACGACTTAGGTGAAATCACTGGAGTCACAGGAAGTATTATTGAGAAGCACGTAGGTCTTTCTAAGGCAAAGGATGCTATCTCAGCAGTTAATTCTCCTCAGAAGATTTGGTACGAGCAATATATTGCTGATTTCTCAACACAAGTTTATGCAGGAAGCAATCCTTCCAGTGCAGAAGACACGTATTGGAAGACAAATCCTGTTGCTACTGGATTCTCAACTGAATTCACAGCAGTTACAGTTGGAGATAGTCTTTGGGGTTTAAATGCTCAGGACGTAACTTATAGCGCAATTGGTAACAATTCATATGTTATTAGTGGTGGTGTTGACTATTCCACCAACAAAGGTATGGCTGCTACTTTAGGAGATCTACAAACCTCCTATAATAAGTTTTCTAATGCCGATGAAATTGCCATGGACTATTTGATCATGGGTCCTGGATTAACTTCCAGAGAATTGTCTCAGGCAAAAGCAGGTCACCTTCTTGCCTTAGCTAATAGTAGAAAAGATTGTGTTGCTCTTGTTGGACCACATAGATCAGATTTGATTGGTGTTACTAATGACGACACACAAACTGCTAATCTAGTTAAATATTTCAGTCCACTGATGTCTACATCTTATGGCATCTTTGATAGTGGATATAAGTATACTTATGATCGATTTAATAATAAGTTCCGTTGGATTCCCACTAACGGTGATATCGCAGGTCTAATGGTTCGCACCAATTTAATTGCTTATCCTTGGTTCTCACCTGCTGGTCAACAAAGAGGAATCATTAATAATGCTATCAAACTTGCTTTTAACCCAAGCAAGGCACAAAGAGATATCCTATATCCTTTGAGAATTAACTCAGTTATTACTCAACCTGGAATTGGAACACTTCTCTTTGGTGATAAAACTGCTCTTGGATATGCCTCGGCATTTGATAGAATTAACGTTCGTCGTTTGTTCCTTACTGTCGAGCAAGCACTGCAGAAAGCAGCAGAAGCTCAACTCTTTGAACTGAACGATGAGTTAACGAGAGCAAACTTTAAGAACATTGTTGAACCTTATCTTCGTGATGTTCAAGCAAAGAGGGGTCTATACGGATTCTTAGTTGTTTGCGATTCCACGAACAACACTCCTGATGTTATTGATAACAATGAATTTAGAGCGGACATCTACCTCAAGCCTACCAAGTCTATCAACTATGTCACACTGACATTTGTTGCTACTAGAACTGGTGTAGCGTTTGAAGAAGTCGCTGGTACTGTTTAATTAATCTATTCATACTATAAATAACAAACAAGGAGGACCAAAACAATGGCAGTAGGACACAGAATTGAAGATTTTAAGGCAACACTAACGGGCGGCGGTGCACGCCCCAATTTATTTGAAATCGAAATGACTGAAGGTAACGCCAGCATAGGATTACCTGCAGAAAATACAAAGATGCTGTGTAAAGCAGCTTCTTTGCCCGCATCAAACATTGCACCTATTGAAATTCCTTTTAGAGGAAGAACATTTAAAGTTGCTGGAGACAGAACTTTCGATACTTGGACAATTACTATAATTAATGACACCAATTTTGAAATTCGCACAGCGATGGAAAAATGGATGCAAAAGATTGGTCAGTATGCTGATGCTAGTGGCGACACGAATCCAGCTGACTATCAAATTGATGCAACCGTTAAACAGCTTTCAAGACTAGCATCAGCTGCAGGAGCAGTTGATGGAACTGGTTTAGAATCTGTTTATGAATATACCTTCTATGGTATTTTCCCAACCAACATTAGTGCAATTGACCTTTCTTATGATACTGGAGATTCGATTGAAGAATT